TTACCAAATATAGATTCCGATTTTTTAATTTCAAATTATGCATTTTCAGAATGTTATAAGCCAATACAAGATGTTTATATTGAAAAAATAGTAAATAGATCTAAAAATTTTTATATGGTAGTCAATTTTATTTCTGATACTTTAGTTTATAACAAAGAAGAGTTATTGAATAAATTAACAGGAAATATAAAAGTATTCCCAGAAACTCCTTCGACAACAACTACAAATTTATTATTCTATAAGGACTAAAATGATTTCAACATCACAATGCGGTCAAGATCTTTATGTAGTAGAAAAATTAAAAAATAAAACAAAAGGATTTTACATAGAGATAGGAGCTTATCATCCAATAGACATAAGTAATACTTATAGTTTAGAAAAATATAAAAATTGGTCTGGTATAAGTTTTGAAGCATCGAAAGATGTAAAAGAAAAATGGGAACAAATCAGAACTAACAAGTTAGTGATATGTGATGCTACTAAATTTGATTTTAAAAAATGTTTTATAGAAAATAATGTTCCTACAGCAATTGATTATCTTTCTTTAGATATTGACAATGCTACATTAGCTTGTCTAAAAATTTTACCATTGAACGAATACAAATTTAAAGTTATTACAATAGAACATGATGAATATTCTGCTGGACCATCAAATAAAAATTCTATGAGAGAAATTTTATTCGCACATGGTTATATTCTAGATAGACCCGATGTAAAGAATGATGGATTGATCTTTGAAGATTGGTGGATTTATCCCTATTGATTTTTTATCAAACGACCTATCTACTATAGATACTTGACAGACTATACTACAAGGAATTATATTATGATTATTGACAAACAAATTCAAAAAGAGATCGAAAAAACGATTCTGTCAAAAACAGGTGATTACATCCAAACAATACTTTCAATCTGTGAAAAGTATAATCTTGATCCAGAATACATTGCAAAATATCTAACAAAACCAGTTATTGAAAGAATAAAGGAAGAAGGTCAATCATTAAATCTTCTTCCAAGATCTTCAAAACTTCCCGTCTAAATACTCTTGACAAGTCGTATACAACCTAGTATACTACGCATACAACGAATACATCGTACACGAAAGGATACAAAACTATGTCATTCAAAGATATGAAGAAGCGTTCGTCGGATAACACATCTCGTCTGATTCAAGAGTTGGACAAGATGACAAAGGGAAGCGAGTCCTACAAGGATGACCGCTTCTGGAAGCCAGAGATCGATAAGTCAGGAAATGGTCATGCCGTAATTCGATTCCTTCCTCCAGTAGAGGGAGAGGATGTTCCTTGGGTTCGTGTTTTCAGCCACGGATTCCAGGGTAAGGGTGGATGGTTCATTGAGAATTGTCCAACAACTCTTGGTATGAAGTGCCCTGTTTGCGAGGCTAACGGAGATCTTTGGAATTCTGGAAATGACAAGGACAAGGATGTAGCCCGTGACCGTAAGCGAAAGCTCAGTTACATCTCTAATATCATCGTAGTTTCTGATCCTAAGCATCCAGAGAACGAGGGTAAGGTGTTCCTTTACAAGTATGGAAAGAAGATCTTTGACAAGATCATGGAGAAGATTCAGCCAGAGTTCCCAGATGAGTCTCCAGTGAATGTCTATGACTTCTGGAAGGGTGCAAACTTCAAGCTCAAGATTCGTAATGTTGCTGGTTATGTGAACTATGACAAGAGTGAGTTTGAGGATACATCAGCCCTATTTGAGGGTAATGATGCTAAGTTGGAGAAGTTGTGGAATAGTCAGTACAAGCTTTCTGAGTTTGTCTCTGCTGACAAGTTCAAGAGTTATGACGAGCTGAAGAAGAAGTTTGATTCTGTTGTGAATTCAACTCGCTCTTCAGTTTCTGCTGAAAATATGGAGGATACTCCATTTGAGTCTGCAGGAGAGCAAGAGGAAGTTAGTTCTTTCAAGGCTATGAAGGCCAAGTCTCCCCCAGAGAGCAAGCCAAAGGCAATTGCGGAGAAGAAGGCTGCTCTTGTTGATAGCGATGAAGAGGAAGATGCTTCTTCTTACTTCAACAAGCTAATGGCAGAAGATGAGTGAATGAAACTTCTGTGTAGGGGTTGAGCAAAAGGGCTGGTCATTAGACCAGCCCTTTCTTTTTTATATCATTCTCAGTTTATGAGCATCGAATGAATTCATTCGAATTATTTCTTCATCATTTGTGATTGACATAGGTATCAGGGAATCTGTTGGTGAACCACCACCTCCTCCTTGCATACCCCCTCCTCCTCTTCCCATAGGCATTGGAATAGGAACAACTATAGGCTGACTTTGTTGTGATGCCATTTTATCTTCCACCATTGATTCTCTAACTGCATCCAATTCAACACCACTTTTTTTAGTAGATGCAGAAAGTTCAGTTGTTGCTAATTCTTTTTGTGGTTCTGGTGTTTTGGGTTCTGGAACAGCACTTACTGTTGTTTCTGTTGGTATAGAAGGAATAGCAGGAGTTGTTTTAGTAGCGGGTTCTGCAGATGATGTTTGTGCTGATTTTCCTTCTTTTAGATCTAATAAATGCTGGGCATGATCCTTTGCAGAAACACCAGGAATTTGCCCTATGAATTGTTGTTCTAATTGTGCTTTTTTAATAGGATCTTTTGTAGAAACATATTCTTGTGCTATTTGTCTTTTAAATTCTGCTTTTTTCTCTGCAATGTCTTGTTGTCTTTCACTTTTATCTTTTGATTCTTCTTTTACTCTTGCACGCAAATCTTTATTTGATTCTTTTGCCACGGACTCAATATATGAACTAACTTTAGAAGCATCATATGATGATTCCTTTTTAGGAGTTGCTTCTGTTTGTTTCATTGGTTCTGCTGCAGGTTTTGGTGCTGCAGTTGCAGGTTCTGGTGCCTTTGTTTGTTCTGCTGGAGGTTTTGGTGTTGCAGTTGTTTGGGATAAAAGATCTTCTGCCCCGGCAGCACCCATAGCAGAAACATTTGATTGTGGTTGTTGTGTTGTGGTTTGGCTAGGAGATGGTGTATTTTGCTGAATTGCTGCTGAAGTTGGTGCCGTTTGTGAACTAGGCATTCCAGTTGGAGACGACATCGAAACAGTTTCATCAGATTTTGTTTTTGTTTCTTCTTGTTTTGCCTCTACGTTTCCTGCTTGCGGTGGAGTAGAAGTGGAAGAATCTACACCAAATATTTTCTTTATGAAAGGAGCATTATATTCAGATTCAAATAGATATTCGTCTAATTCTTTTCTATCTTTTGGTGTAGAATAATCACCATCAGGTTTTAAATATTCTTCAGCATAATATTTTATACCCCTTGCTTTTCTTATTTCAGAATTTATTTCGCCAATAACATCTTGATTTGTTAAATCAAGATTAACATAATGCTTCATCACAAGATCTTTTATTTCTTTATCTGATAATCCTGCAATATATTCTATTTGCTTTATATATTTTGATTCTGGTTTTGTTTGTTGAGTTTGTGGTTTAGGAGTTGTTTCTGTTTCTTTTTTGGGTGCCGCAGTTTGTGCCTGTTTTGGAGCCTCTTGAGTTTTTGCTTTTGGTTGTGCTTCTGCTTCAGTTTTTTGTTTTGTTGCCTCTTCTACCTTTTTTAGATCTGCCTCTGGAGGAGGAGTTTGAATACCACCAATTGATGGCATAGTATATGGAGTGAAACTATCATCTCTAGACGGTTGAACATTTTCATTTTTACCAATAAACCCACTTACATCATCACCAATTTTTATTTTCTTTTTTCTTTTTTCTTTTAATTTTGCATCAAATTCTTGTCTTTGTTGATTTTTTGCAGTTTGTTTTGCTTTTGCAGGTATTCTTTCTTCTAAAGTTTTAGGTTTATTTCGAAGTCCACGGTTAACACCTGTTAATGCTTCAAGTGCCACTCTTATATCACCCATTCTTTTATCATTTCTGTGTTTTTGTAATGAACATTCTTGAATGAAATCTTCAGCGCTAGCAAACTGTTCAGCAAGCCACGTTGCTGCAAGCCCAATTCCAATAGTACCAGCACCAACTGCTGTAGCACTTACTGCCAGAATTGATGCTGCAGTTGGAACTGCTGCACTCTCTGCAACCAGCATTGCTATACCCTCTTTCCACCCTGATCCAAGTTCACCTTTTTCTTGTTTTTCCTTTATTATTTTAATTGCATCTTTTAATGTAGCATTTTCGTCTGCCAATCTTTGCTCTTCTCTAATAAGATGTTCTGTTTGCATCTCTTTTGATAAATACAAAAATTGATCTTTATAATTTTGCTCTCTATGTTCAATTGCTTTCATTAAGATTTTATCTAATGGTTTAGGCATTTCTATTTCCTATTTTGCTTTAATTTTTCTGCATATTCTTTCATACTTTTCACATAAAGATTGATATAGACTTTTCTTTCCCATGGCATCATATTTTCTAGTTCTTCCAGAGAAAATATCTTCGTTTCAATTAAGTTGTAATTTGTCATGTACATTGTACGAAGATTTTCAACTGAAAGAATTAGGTAAAAAAATTCTCAAAGTTCCTCACAATCACAGGAATCTCATTTCCTGTAGTTGGGGATTTAAACGTATCTTTGTACATTACAGTAGGTGTATTATCAAAGAATGAAGAAACTTTCTTATAATAACTTTTTGGTAATGATTCTATAAATTCTACTATTTCTTCACTTTTCAGGTCTTCTCTTTTTACAATTTTATCTTTAGAGAAAATTGTTTTAATTGATTGACATACAAAATCAAACATCAATTCTGTTGCATTTTTATTTCTGGATGTTATTACACTAAATTGCTTAAATGAAGGATATTCAATTATAATTCCACTATCTTTTGTGAAATTTATCTTATAGTTTTTAATTTTTTGTTTGTCTAGATTTTCTACTTTTATATTGTTTAGATCCATTGTAGTTTCAAATTTTTCTTTTGTATTTGGATCTGTGACTATAATCTCAACAACTTCACCCATAGATTTCATGCGTATTTGAATAAAAAGAAACTCAACATCAAAATATGGAAGAGACTCAATATCAATTTTTGTTTTTACACAGTTGCTCAATATAGTTTTAATGGCATTATAAATTTGCTCATTGTCTTTTGATTCCATGGCTAATAACAAAAGTTTTTCTTCTTTTACCAAAAAAGGTCTATATTCAATTTGCTGATCACTTGATGGTAATTTTGTCAAATAAGTCGGTACTGCTACTATACTTTTTAAAATGTCATTCATAATATTCTCCATTAATTTTAATCAATAATTGATATTGGTCTTATTGATACTTCATTATTAACTTTATCAATACCTTTCACAACAGAATTGTTTCCTGCGTCACCCATAATGATGTTTCTATCAAGTGGTTGTGTTTCTAGTAGTTCTATTGTAATTGTAGAATTTGTTGGATAATCATCAACAAAGTGTGAATACATGTTATTTGATGAGTATTGTATATTCAATGATTTTATGAAACTTGGAACTTTTGTTTTGCTTTCTTTATCAAAATACAAACTTCTAGGCAAGAATGTTGCTAATCTATTGTTGATATAAAATTCAAATTCAACAAATCCTGGGAAGTCGTAAAAAAGATCTCCAATATTTATTGGTGAACTATGTTCTTTTAACGCTTGACAAATCATAGCCGTGGATTTGGCTTGATCTTGCGATGTAGGCATTAATTCGATAGTCCATTGAAAAACTCTTGGTTGTGGTGTTTTGTAAAGTTGCTCTTGTACTGGATTATATGCTTTTCTGGTGGTAGCACTAACAAAGTCCATGCTTCCTTGCAATCCAGATATAAAATTTTGAAGTCCTGGAATAGATGCATTTGATAAAGTTCCTGCTGCTGTAGCCTGACCCCCTATTAAAAATGCAGCAGCTTGTGCTCCTCTTCCTATGACAGCCCCTGCACCTTTTGCATATTGTAAGGTATTTAAAAGTTGATTAAATCCCCCTAGTTCGGCTTGTTCAATTTCATGAGCATATACTTCTATAATTTCTTTTGGCAATGGTAAAAATATTTCTACTACTCCATCATCACCATATATTTCAGACATTGTTTCTTCGTCTATTTGAGAAGTTATTTTGCTAAATTCTACTACTTTATCCGAAATTGTATCATTAATACTGTTAAAGAAATTTGCTCCAGTAGTTCCAATATTATCTACAGTTTGATCCCATTTTTTAAGGGGAGAAGTTAATATATTAATTTCCTCATCATTTTCTGTAACTCCTGCAACACTAAACCAAGAATCTCTAGCGATATTATTGGCAAAATCTTCAGTAGAAAGTAAAGAACCCCTTCTTCTTTCAAGAGATCTTTTATCTTCTGAAGATGGTTTTCTTAAAATTAATTTTAAATAATCTTTTAAATCTGTGCTTGTAAACCCAGAATAAGATAACGAAGAATATATTGTAGCATCTTTTCCACCAGAGTATTTTATCATATCCTCTAATGCTTTATTTAATACATTTTGACTTAAGTCTGTTGTATATTTAGCATTTAATTTATCAACATTCAGTATCGCATTATCTTTAAGACCTGCTTGATCAATATATTCCTGATTAACATATTCATATATTGATGATTTTTGGGTAAGATATTCTGCTTCAGATAACGGTGGCACGTTTAAATCAATATTAGGTGGATCATTTGGATTATTTGGATCCAATGAAGGGGTCCCGGTAGGAACATTTTGTGCTTTCCATTTGAAATAGTCTATTATTGATTGTGATGGATTTGTTGGCATATTTTTTACTAAATAAGAAGGTTAACTATACTTAAATTATTTATATGGCTTATTCTGGAAAATATAGACCTCAAAATGTTAAAAAATACGTGGGAGATCCCACAAAAATAATATACAGATCTCTTCTAGAGAGGAGATTTATGGTTTTTTGTGATAATAACTCAAATGTTCTAAAATGGGCCTCTGAAGAATTATCCATACCTTATTTTTCTCCTATTGATAATAGAATGCATCTATATTATGTGGATTTTATAATAGAGGTAAAGGCTGCAGATGGCAAAGTTAAGACTTATTTGGTGGAAATAAAGCCAGAAAGACAAACAAAACAACCAAAAGATAGTCAAAATAAGTCTAAAAGAACTTTTTTGAAAGAAATGAGCACTTGGACTATAAATAATAGAAAATGGCAAGCAGCAGAGAAATTTGCCAAGGAAAATAATTGGGAATTTAAAATTATAACAGAAAAAACTTTAGGAAAGATGGGATAATGGGTCTATTTGAATCTATAGCACTTAGAAATCTAAAAGATAAAAATACAAATCCAGATAATTTTACTAACGTAGTTGATAACTTTGTTGGTAAAAGAAATCTGGATACGTTTTCAAATACTGGTATTTTGGGCGAAACAAACCCCACAAACTTTAATGATTTTTTTAGCACGAATAGGGGAGAAAAGCAAACAGGTCAATTATCGGAGTTTATCAGCAAAGCAGAATATACTCTCTTTAATAGATTTAAAGTGTATGTGAATGGACCTGACTTATCACAATTTGGATATCCCAGAACAGGATTATGGGATGAACTTACAAATTGTGCAGAGGCTGTCATGATGCCAAGAAAATCATTTAATGCCATACCATATCAAATAAATTCACAACCGGTGCTTCCCTTGCCAGTACAATTAAGTTATGATAATGTTTTACTAATAACATTTAGAGTTAATAGAAATTATGCAGAAAGAAATGTTTTCTTAAAATGGCAAGAATTGATTTATCCGACAGTGAAAACATTAAATCCTAATGTAATAAGAGAAACAAATACTTTAGATCCAAATGTAGGTTTTAATTACTACGATGTTTATGCCAAAAATTTTACAATAACCGTAACAAGTTTGAATACGCAAGGTCAATCAACAATGTTAACAAAGTTTTATGGGGTATATCCACTTAGCGTAGAGGGAATGGAATATAATTGGTCAAATTCTGAATATGTAAAACAAAACGTTAATTTTTCATTCTATAAATTTCATACTGTATCAGTATCAAAGGATTAAAATGTTTTTTTCTCAATATCCTCTAACATTATATTTTAATGAAAATAAAGAATTAACTGTTTTAACAGATATAACAAAAACATTTGATATTACAGGTTCTTTATCTTCTGATGAAATTTTAACTTATTCAATCAAAGACGGTGATACTCCAGAATCTTTGTCTTATAGAATATCAAATACTACTTCAAATAGTTGGATTATATTATTAATGAATAGAATTATTGATGTTAATTATGATTGGCCTATGGATTCCAACACTTTTGATCATTATGTCAACAAGAAATATGGAAATAAAATTTGCTTGTTTTTAGAAACAATAAATGTATATGGAACATTTAAAGTAGGGCAAACAGTTCAAATTATAGATGAAACTGGAGCGATTAAAGATACTGCGGTTGTCGATGAATGGGATAGAACATATGGAAAATTAGTTTTAAAAAATTATGGAAATGAATTTCAAGAAATTTCAGAATTTTTAAAACTAGGAACACAAAGATATTTTGCTAGAGTTAATGATGAAAATGTCGGAAGAATTGGTAGAATTGTTCTTTCAAATTCCCAAGCATTGCATCACTTTGAAAATGAAAATAAAATTTACATGGATCCACATGGTGGATTGTTGGATGCTTATTCATTATTCTTCTCAAATGAATTTGTAGTAACAAATTATCAATATGAAATAGAAATAAATGATTCTAAAAGAAGAATAATATT